GACGCCTTGAAAACCGTTGTCCCCCGACTGTGGATAACCCGCGGCGCCTCGTCGGGCGCTCGGCTTGGCGGGCCAGGCCTGCAGCGGTCGGGGCTCGGGGACCGGGGCGTATGTCGCGCCAGGAAAAGCGCGCTGGAGAAGTTCGCCAGGAAAAGAGGGGGTGGGGGTAGGGGGAGGCCCCCTTTTGCGCAAGCCCCTCCACCCCCTCCTGGGGCCCCACCCGGACAAAATTTTTGGGGATTTTTGCAAATTTGACTTTGTTTGCAAAAATCAGCACGTTCAACATACGAACCGAAAACCGGCAACCGAAAACCGGCAACCGAAAACCGGCAACCGAAACCTGATTCTTGATCAACCGTGAACCACGCCATCCAAACCGCCCAGCAGCCCCCCGGTGCACTCGCACTGTCCGAACCGAAATACGAAGCCTTCGTGCAGCACTATGTTGCGTGCGGCGGCGCCAGGGCCGAAGCGGCTCGCCTCGCGGGGGTCACCGTTGTCACGGCGAAGAAGCTGCTCAACGACCAGGACGTGGTCGACCGGATCCGCTTCATCAACGCGCAGCAGTTCCGCGAGATCGGCGTCACCGCCGAGCGCGTCAAGCAGGAACTCGCGTACGCAGCCTTCCAGAACGCCGCGGACCTCTTCGACGCCGACGGCAAACTCATCCCGGTGCACGCGCTGCCCGACGAGGTGGCCCGCACCATCACCCAGATCGAAGTCGAAGTGCGCGACAAGCTGGTGAAGGACGAGGACGGCAACCCCACCGTCGAGAGCGTCACGGTCAAGAAGATCAAGCGCGTCGACAAGCTCGCCGCCCTGACCCTGTTCGCGCGGCACTTCAAGATCGTCGGCGCCGAGGACGACGGGGTGAACATGCTGGCGTCGGCGCTGGCCGACCGGCTCAACGCCGCCAAGCGGCGCGTCGGCGAGCCGCCGCCCGTCGATGAGGTCATCGACGACGCCACGTACCCGGCGCCGCGCGCCGTCGTGACCGACTCGTCGGCCGACACCGAGGCGCGTATCATCGGGGAGGGCGTGCTGGTGCAGGACGAACCCGCCACGGACACGTTCGCTTCCCCTGAACCACCGGAGAACGACGATGAAATTTGGTGACTCCACCACCCACAAGCCGCGCGCCATCGACCCCCAGCAGTTCCGCGCGCAAGCCACCGGCGTCGGACAGACGCGTGGCGCCTCGTTGCTGACCGGCAAGGACCGCGCCATGGAGGTCGTCGAGCACATGCCGCCGGCGCAGCGCCGCGCCGTGCCGGCCGCCGAGGGCTACCCCTCCACGGGCCGCAACGGCGAGACCTACGAGGGCATGGCCGAGTACCAGGCGCTGGGCGACGAGAGCGACGTGAGCACCACGCTGCTGGCGGCCCAGCGCTCGACCCTGCGCTGAGAGGACCGGCCGTGGACTTCGCCCCGCATCAGCAACGGGTGATCGACGAGCTTCGCGAGTTGACCGAGAAGGTGGTCAAGCTGGGCGCGTTCTTCGGCACCACGACGTTCCTCGGTCTCCCCGACGCTGAGAAGGTGCGGCTGCGCGCGCAGGCGGCGTTCATGGCCGGCTACCAAGACATGCTGCGTCTTCGCATCGAGGCGTTCACCGTCGCTAGCAAGCCGCAATGACCGGACCCGGCCCGAACAACCACAAGCAGGGTTGGCACGGGCCGCGGCCGGAGGGCTTCCGCACCCTCAACCGGTGGTCGGCCGGGCTGTGGAAGAAGCACATCGAGCCGGGTCCTGCGCCCGACGAGATGCGCCTGCTCGCGATGCGCGGCGACGAGCCGGTGCGGATGAACCGGGGGAACCTGCGCAACATCAACGTGGCCGGCAGCATCGCCGAGCCACCCCCCTTGCTCAAGATCGAGGTGCCTGTGGATCAGACCCGACGCTCATCCGACCCCTACACCGGCTCGCAGATCGGCGAGTTGCTCGACAAGCTCGCCAGCTTCCACGACGACCCCCTGGGCTTCGTCAAGTGGGCCTTCCCGTGGGGCGAGAAGGGCACGATGCTGGAGGACATGACTGGGCCGGAGGAATGGCAGCGCGAGCAGCTGACCCGCATCGGCAAGGCCATCCGCGAGGGCGGGCAAGAGGGCTGCGTCATCGAGGAAGACGTCGCCTCGGGCCACGGCATCGGCAAGAGCGCCGAGGTGTCGTGGATGATCCTGTGGGCGATCAGCACCAGCGCCGACACGCGCGGCATCGTGACGGCGAACACCGACACGCAGCTGCGCACGAAGACGTGGGCGGAACTCGGCAAGTGGTACCAGCTGTTCATCGGCCGGCAGCTGTTCAGCTTCACCGCAACGGCGTTGTTCATTGCCGGCGACCCCGACCGGCAGAAGACGTGGCGCATCGACCAGATTCCGTGGTCGAAGGAACGCTCGGAAGCCTTCGCCGGCATGCACAACCAGGGCAAGCGCATCCTCGTGATCTTCGACGAGGCATCAGCCATCGACGACCTGATCTGGGACGTGACCGAGGGCGCGCTGACCGACGCGAAGACGCAGATCCTGTGGCTGCGCTACGGCAACCCGACCAAGACAAGCGGGAGATTCTTCAAGAACTGTACGACCGGTAAGCGCAACACCTACGTGCGCGTCGACTCGCGCACCGTCAGCTTCACCAACAAGGGCCAGATCGCGGCCTGGGTGGAGGAATACGGCGAGGACAGCGACTTCGTGCGTGTGCGCGTGCGCGGCGAGTTCCCGCGCGCCGGCTACGCCAACTTCATCAGCCCCGAGCTCGTCAGCCAGGCCCGCCGCCGGCGCCTGACGGCGCAGATGTACCAGACCTATCCGAAGATTCTGGCCGTCGACCCGGCGCGCTTCGGCGACGACTTCTCGGTGATCACGCTGCGCCAGGGCCTGAAGGTGCACTTCCAAGTCGCGCTGTCGGGCTTCGACGGCGTCGACCTGGCCAGCCGGATCTTCGAAATCGTGCGCAAGGAAGGCCCGATCTCGTGCATCGCGTACGACGCGATCGGCAACGGTGCCGACCTCGACTCGGCGCTGCGCCGCATGCAGGGCCTGCCGGCGCTGATCCCGGTCACCTGGGGCGTGCCGGCCAAGGACGACAAGCAGTACTTCAACCAGCGCTCCGAATGCTGGGGCAAGATGCGCGACTTCCTTGAGAACGGGCAGATCCCGGACGATGACGGGCTTGCTGAAGAACTCATCAGCCTGGATTACGGCTACGACGCCAAGTTCCGGATCCAGCTGCAGAGTAAGAAGGATCTCAAAAAAAATGGGGGTAAATCACCCGACAAAGCCGATTCGTTGGCCCTGTCGTTCGTTCCTGACTTGATTGACCGGAAGGTCACCATCGCCCGGGTGAAGCCCGTACCGCGCCGCGTGGTGGTGTGGTCGAGGTAGAGCGGCTTGTCCCCCATCGCACAACCTGTGCATAATCCGTGCCCATGGCTGTCCCGCGCCTTGGCCCCACCGCATCCTCGGCCCCGCAACCGCGCGGCCTCGCGTCGGCCATGCCGCCGAAGACAACCTCCGGGGTCAACCCGCTGATCCGGCAACTCGGCTTGGCCGAGGTGCAGAAACGCGACACGACGGTGCCCGACGAGGGCACCGATCTGTTCGACGAGGACAGTCACTGGCAGGCCGCCTCCGCGCTCGCCGGCCACGTGCGCCAGGCCTGGATGCGCAACAAGCTGTCCAAGGTCAAGGTCGACATGAAGCTGCTGGCCGACCTCCGGGCCCGCCGCGGCGTCTACAGCGCCGCGCAGCAGGCCCAGATGGAGCAGGTGCTCGGCGGCATGAACATGATCTGGGCGCCGCTGACCGAGGTCAAGTGCCGCGCCGCGTCGGCCTGGATCCGCGAGATCCTGCTGCCCGCCGGCGAGCAGCCGTGGGGCGTCGAGCCGACGCCGATTCCCGATCTGCCGCTGCCGATCAAGAAGGGCATCGTCGGCAAGGCCATCCAGCAGGCGCAGGCCCTGATGCAGCAGACGGCCGAGGCCGGCGGCGGCGTCATGGCGCCGGAAGAGTTCCGGCAGCTGGTCAGCGAGTTGGGCGAGAAGCTGCGCGACGAGGCCGAGACGGCCATGGCCGATGCGGCCGCGCGCCGGGCCAAGCGCATGGAGCGGCAGATCGCCGACCGGCTCGCCCAGGGCGGCTACGAGAAGGCCATGGACGCCTTCATCGAGGACTTCGTCACCTACCCGGCGGCGATCCTCAAGGGGCCGATCTACACCCGGCACAAGACGCTGGAGTGGGGCGAGAACTTCAAGCCCATCGTCCGCAACGACCCGGCGCCCTCGTGGGAGCGCGTCAGCCCGTTCGACGCCTACCCGGCGCCGCAGTCGCGCTCACCGCAGCAAGGCGACTTCATCGAGCGCGTGCGCTTCCGCCGCGAGGAACTGTACGACCTCAAGGGCGTGCCGGGCTACCAGGACGACCAGATCGACCAGGCCCTGATCGACTACAGCAACGGCCACCTGGAAGGCTGGCTGTGGACCGAGGCCGAACGGCAGCGTCTGGAGCAGGAAACGCTCTACATGTGGCTGTCGCCCCCGGGCGTCATCGACGCGCTCAACTACTGGGGCAGCGTGCCCGGGTGGAAGCTCAAGGCCTGGGGCGTGGCCGACGACTTGGAAGACTCGCAGGAGTACGAGGTCAACGTGCTGCTGTGCGGCCGCTACATCCTCTACGCCCGCATGAATCCGGACCCGATGGGCATCCGGCCGTACTTCAAGGCGTGCTACGACGAGATCCCCGGCGCATTCTGGGGCCGCAGCATCCCGGACCTGGCCAGCACCCCGCAGCAGATGTGCAACGCGATCGCGTGCGCACAGGCCAACAACATGAGCATGGCCTCCGGGCCGATGGTCTGGGTGCACGCCGACCGGTTGGCCGACGGCGAGCAGACCATGGAGATCTTCCCGTGGAAGCTGTGGCAGTTGAAGAGCGATCCGACGCAGGGCGTGAACCCCGGCATCGGCTTCTTCCAGGCCGCCGACAACACGAATAACCTCATGCTTCTCTACGAGAAGTGGGAGGCGCGCGCCGACGACTCGACCGGCGTGCCGCGCTACACCTACGGCAACGGCGTGGCCGCCGGCGCCGGCGACACCGCGCAGGGCCTGTCGATGCTGATGAACAACGCGGCCAAGGGTCTGCGGCGCGCCATCGGCAACGTGGACATGAACGTGATCGCCCCGACGATCAACGTCGCCTTCAACAACGAGATGCTCTACAACCCCGACCAGAGCATCAAGGGCGACAACATCGTGGTGCCGCGCGGCGCCGCGGCGATCCT